TCCGTTGCGGGCCTGGCCGTTGGCGACTGCTGACACAACAGCGTTGGGGTTCAGCGTCGGCGGCACGTTGATGATCGTGGTGTTGGTGCTGCCAGCCACGGCTGGCCCCATCGAGGGCGGGCGACCACTGACGGGAAAGCCGCTGGCGTTCACCGGCACGGTCAACGGGTGCGCCTTCAGCCACTGCGAGAGCACCTGCATGTCGGAGTAGAAGGGCTGGGTGTTGGCCCCCACCGGCACGTTGTTCTTGCCCTGGGCGGTGGAGGTGGCGATGGCCGTGTGCAACTCGGCCACGGCCGCCACCGGATCGGTGACCCACAGAGCGTCGATCTTCAACTGCTCGGTGGTCGGCAGCTTGTCGATCACGCCCTTGTAGATGTTCAACTCGTTGATGGCCTCCTGGCGCTTCGACAACTTGATCGTCGTCTCGACCTGCTTGGGCGTGAGGCCCAACTCGGTGAGGTACTGCTGATACAGGGCGGAGTTGCCCTTGATGGCCCGGCCGTGCTTGTCGGTGACCGGGATCTGGGCCTGCAACTGAGCCGACCAAGCCGCGGTCTGCTTGGTGATGTCCTCGTAGCTGGCGCCCTGAGCCAGCATCGTCTGCAGTTGGGCGCTGTACGCCTGCTGCAACGAGTTCACGTTGTTGAGGTTGCTGCGGCCCTTCTCGGTGTTGGCGTCGATGGCCTTGCCGTTGTCCTTCCAGCCCTTGGTCAGGTTGGCCAGCGCGCCCTGCACCTGGGCCTGGGCCAGGTCGGCCTTCAGTTTCTCGTTGACACCCGACCATGCGTCACCGAATGCCTTGGCCGCCTCGGTCGCCGGGTCGAAACCCTTGATGGCCACGTCCTGGATGGCCTTGGCCAGCTTCTCCTGGTCGGCGGCCGACTGGGCGACCTTGCTCGGGTCGAGGGCCTGCTGACGGAAGTACTCGGCCGCCTGGGCCGCGTAGTCGAGGCCACGGGCGTAGCCAGTAGCCGATTCCTCGGCGTCACCCCACGCCTTCTGCGCTGACTTCAGGTCACCGACGTACTTGCCGTGCGACTGGTCGAGGTTCAGGGCCGAGTTGAGGGCGGTCAGCGACGTGACGCCCTTCTGCTGCATGGCGGCCAGCACGCCCGTGAAGTTGTCGGTGGCCGCCGCTGTCTCATCAATGGCGGTCTTCGCCTTGCCCGCAGGGTCGGCCAGGCCCGACAGCACGTCGCCGGTGGCCTGGAAGCCAGCACCGATCACGTCGAGGGCAGCTTTCACCGGCGCCGACGAGATGATCTTGGCCAGGCCCGAAGCAGCCGAGGCGATGCCGGGGATCAGGTCCTGGCCAATGGTGATGCCGATGCCGTGGATGGCATCACCGAGTTCGTGCATGTTGTCCCGCAGGAGGCGGCCCTGCTCGATCTGGGCATCACTGACGAGTTCGGCGCCGCTGACCTGCTTCATGTCGGCAGCGACCTTGGTCGAGCCAGCGTCGATGAGTTCTGACATCGACTGCCAGCCCTTGCCGAAGATCTGAGCGGCGGCGGCAGCCCGCTTGGTCGGGTCCTCGATCTTGTTCAGGGCGTCGATGGCGTTGAGGATCGTGGCGTTCATGTCCACGGATCCGTCCTTGGCGTGCTGGATCTGCACGCCAAGCTCCTTGATCTTGTCGGGGTTGGCCCCGATGGCCTTCTCCAGCTTCCCGAAGGAGGTGGCGAGGGTGTCGGCCGAAATGCCCATCTTCTCGCCCTCGTCCACCCAACGAGAGGCTTGGTCGGCCGACAGGCCGGTGGAGTCACGCAGCTTGCCGACGGCCAGGTCGAGGTCTTCGGCCGAGGACACGGCCTTGGCGGCGAAGCCGACGATGGCGCCGCCCGCCGCAGCGATGCCCGCAGGGCCGCTGATCACCGAGCCGAGGATGTTGCCGATCCCGGAGAAGGACGCCTTGGCCTTGCCGACGATGCCATCGGCCTCGCTGACCGAGGTCTTCATGTCCTGGAAGCCCTTGGTGGCGGCCTCGGTCTTGGCCTCCACGACGATCTGGATGCGTTCTACGAAGCCAGCCACGTCAGCCTCCCGTGAAGGTCTTGGCCAATGTCTTGATCACGGCCTTGTCGATGATCTCGGGCGCCTTGGTGGTGACATCGAGGCGCACGTCCTCCCACGCCGGGCGAGCATGGGCGCCGCCCTGGTGGACGCTGGCGGCGTAGTGATCACCGAACTTCAGGACGGTGCGGCCGGTCTTGCGCCGCTTCGAGGTGCGTGGCTCGACGTGGGGCTTGGCGCCCTTCTCCCGGATGGCCCACAGTCCGGCCGGGGTCGGCTTGATCTGGACACGCTCGGAGTTGGCGTCGTACTTGCCGCCGAGGCGGGCCGTGCGCTTGGCGTGGCTCTTCTTCGACCACGGGTGCATCACGCCGCCACGACGCCGAGCTACCTGCTGGCCGTACCTGCCGATGTCGGTGTGGACGGAGACGAGCCACGACCCTGAAGCCAGAGCCGTGGCCACCTCTCCGAAGCGCTTGGCGGCGGCGGCCGGGGTGTCGGCCACCGGAGGACTACGCCGGGACCGGTTCGGCTTCGGGCACCGTCGTCTCAGCCGTGTCAGCCGTGTCAGCCGTGGCGGCCTCGTCAGCGAACAGCGTGGCCGAGGCGGCCGTGATGACTGGCTTGCCGATGCACGGCAGGGTGACCGAGCCAGCGACGACCGAGCCAGCGACGGCATCGAAGGGCGGCGAGACGATCCGCACGGTGCCCGTCATCTTCCACTTGGTGGTGGGCGGCGTGGCCTTGTTGGTGCCGGTGAAGGTGAAGGTCTGGGTGGTCAGGCTGTTGTCCCACAGGTACTGGAACAGGTTCGTGACCTCGTCCCAGAAGGCGTGGAAGTCGAGCACGAGGGCGTAGCGGACGTCGCTCACGTCGTCGTAGCCGTTCTGGCAGAGGGTGGCGGCCACCGTGGTGGTCTGGGCGTTGCTCTGCAGGTGGACGCCAGCGGCGTCGCACGAGAAGTCGGTGCCCGGTGTGGTGCCGAGGGTCAGCGTCCACTTGCCGGGGATGATGACGGTGGCCGGGGTGGTGTAGGCGGTCATCTGGACTCACTCCTTCACGGTGAGGTTGATCTGCAGGTTGTAGGCGGGCAGGGACGAGTCCTCGCCCATGGGGTAGATCGCGGTGCGGGCCTCGGTGGCGCCGATGGCGACCATGGCGGCCACGACGTTGCGTTCCAGCCAGCCGGGGTCATTGGCCGGGGCGATGAGCGTCACGACCATGACGCACTCGGCCGAGTCGCCCGAGAGTTGGTGGAGGCTGATCGAGGAGGGAAGCTCGACCAGGGCGCAGGGGGCCAGGATCGAGCGGGGATCGACCACCGTGCGGATGCCAGCGGCCGTCAACTCGTCGGCCAACTGCTGGCGGATGGTGGAGAGGTCGAGGGCCATTACACAGCCACGGCTCTCGGGACCCCGAGCAGACGTTGCACGGAGCCGTAGGAGCCGCCCGTGGTGTTGTTGACCGAGGCGAAGTCGCTGAAGGTCAGCGCGCCGTCGTAGGCGCCCTGATCACGCAGCAGGATCGAGCCGAACATCAACGTGCCCTCCCGAACAGGAGAGGAGGGCACGTTGACGGGATCGTCGGCGTAGCCGTACTTGGCTCGACGGTTGTAGGCCCACTCGCTGGCCGCCGCCGCCCGGTCATCGAAGCGCTGCTGATCGGCGGCCGCCAGCGTTGTGTAGTCAGCGCTCAGGTACTCGGCCAGATCGCTGCCGGTGATCCAGGTGGAGGCGATCGACGGCGACACGACGACGTGCAGCACCTCGATGTCGTCGTTGCCCTTCGGGCTGAAGCCCGCCACGGCGAGGTCGAGCGGCGTCACCGGCAGCGAGTACCAGACGCCCATGGCATCGACCGAGTTGACGGTGTAGCTCACCCACTGAGCGGCGCTGGTGCGCTGCTGCAGGTAGATCTCGTCACCGGGGAGGATGGCCGTGATGGCCGCCGTGGCGTCCACGCCGAAGCGGTTCAGGACCGACATGCAGACCTGGGCGTTGCTGACCACGCCGATGTAGCCGTCACCGGGAGCGACGGCGGCCGCCAGGTTCTTCCAGTCGTACTCAGCGACCAGAGTGGCGGGCTTCTGCTGCGAGGGGAGCATCAGTCGGTGGGCTGGTCGCCCATGCTGTCGAGGAACTGCTCACCGATCTGGCGGAAGCCAGGCGAGGGCAGTTCCGTGGGATCGCCCCCGGCAGGCTCGTACTCGGCCGGACTGACGAGCGGGTTCCCGATGTTGTAGGAACCGGGCGCGTAGGTCGGGTCGGCGGGGAAGTCGCTCACTTCTTCGTCCTGCTCGTCGTCGTCTCGTCGGCGCTGTCGCCCATGTCGAAGCCCTCGACGGTCGGGTTGGCGCCCGCGTTGGTGGCCACGACGTAGCCCTCGACGTAGCGGGTCCAGAAGGCCACGCCCGAGTACTTGACGAGCGTGATCACGAGGGGGTTGGTGCCCGAGGCGTCGAACCTGAAGTTCCAGACCGGCGTGGTGAAGCACCAGGCGTCAGCGATGTGGACGTAGTGCGTCTTCTTGGCCCCGAGCGGCGACTGGCCCTCGGGCACGAGCGGCACGCCGAGGATCGACGCCTCTTGGGCGCCATCACCGACACGGCCGACCGGGTTCATCACGTTCTGGCCCCAGCCGAGCAGCGGGCGGGCCGAGGAGTCGTCGGCGTTCACGGCGGCCAGGTACTCGGCCGTGGGGCAGATGATCACGTCGGCCGGTGCTCGCCGGGTGGTGCGGAAGCTCGCCAGTTCGCCACGGGCGTCCTTCACGAAGGCGATGCCGGTCGTGTAGGTCGGCGCCTTGGCCGTGTTGTGGCCAGCGCCCTCGAAGTAGGCGATGGCCCGGCTCTCGATGTCGAGCAGCCAGGACTGGTCCATGGCGTTCATGGCGATCATGTCGATGCCAGGGTTCGAGGACAGGGCCAGGTCCCGGCTGAAGGCGTACGAACCCATGACGTGGACGGGCGTGACCGTGTTGGTGGTCGTGGTGATGTCACCGGCAGCCACCGGAGTCACCTCGTCGGTGGGCGTGGTCGAGAGGCCCGTGCGGGTCGCCTCCCGTGGGATCACGAAGGGCGTGAAGTCGTTGATCGGCTGCTTGGTCGTGGCCGAGTAGACGGGCGCCTCGTAGGCGATCAGCGGCGTGTAGAGATCGGGCCGGTAGACCGGTGGCACGATCGACGGCTGGGTCACCGTGGTGCCGGTGGCGGCGTCGATGCGCTTGGCCATCGACTGGCTGGCCTGGAGCACGAGCCGCGGATCCCGCAGCATCGCCTGCGCCTTCATCACCCGGCTGGCGGCCTGCTGGTCGCCCTCCTGGGCCATGAAGTAATCACGCAGGAGGCTCGGGCCGGTGCCGTTGAAGGCGTACGGGAACGCCTCGGCGGTCACTCGTGCGACGGCGGCCTGGATCATCTCAGGCTCTTCGGGCATGGGGTCGGGAGGCGGCGGCACCGGCTCCGTGGGTGTGACGGTGGCTTCCACCGCGTCCTCCTTGGTTGTGTGGCTGGCCGCCACGGTTTGGATCTGGGCCTCGGTGTAGGCGGGCTGCTGGACGACGCCCAGGTGTCTCCACTCAGCGCTGAGGACATGCATCACTTGCCCCTCAACGGGGTCTTCTCGCAGCGAGTACTCGATGGGCGCCGCGGAGACGCTGAAGCCCGCCAGGACGCCATCAGCGGCGAGGGCCAACGTCTCGTCGGCCAGGGCCGTCTTGCTCAGCCGAGCACGGACGGCCATGCCGTTGGCATCCGACGACGAGGCCCGCACGGAGCCGATCAGGGCGTCGTCGTTGTGACCACGCACGACCGGCACGCCGGTGGCGTCAGGGAGCGCATCGGGGGCGAACTCCACCGGCCCGGCCGAGGTGTTCCCGACGACGCCCCACGGCACGGCGACACCGGCGACAAGCCGCCGCTCGCCGCTGTCGTCGGCCTCGATGGTGAGGGCGGCCGGGACGCTGAAGGTGATGGTGTTCATCGTTCAGTACCACCTACGATCGAAGAGGCCTGGCGGGGCAGGACCAGGCGGGGCTTGGCCGGGCAGTGCAAGGCACGGCAAGGCAGGGGCATCAGGGCGAGCCTCCCTGGTCGGGTTGGGCGGGCGGATCACCGGGAGCCTGCGGCACGGTGCCGACGCCGGTGCCACCGGGCGGCTGGGCGATCCACGGATTTCTCAAGAACACGGTCGGATCGGTGCGGACGATGTACCAGCGCGGCGTCACGTTGTTGGCGCTGAGGGCCTGCTCGATGGCCGTCACGATCGGGAAGATCCCGAGGTCGAACAGGTCCTGCTTCATCATCTCGATGTTGCTGTAGGTCATCCGCAGGTTGGTCGGGGCCTGGATCAGGGCGGCGGGCACGTTCATGATCCGGGCCATCTCGGTGGACTGGTGCAGGCGGGCGTTGAGCAGTTCGAGCTTCTCGGGGTCGTAGGACGACTCGACCCACTTGACGGCGTTATTCAAGGCGGCGGTGGCCCGGCTCTTGCGGTTGGCCGTCCAGGCCGAGGCCATGTCCAGCAACTCGTCGGCGTCCATCGGATCGGACCCGTCGGTCTGCTGCAGGTAGCCGGATGGTGTCTCAACATCAGCGAAGCGGTCGGCGGCGGCCTCGATCTTCAACGTCGTGTTGATGGCCCGTGCGCCGTAGGCCAGCACCGGCGCCAACGGCGACTCGAACAGCACGATGTCGTTGAGGTCGATCTCCTCGCCCGCGAAGGCCACTTCGAGGATCTGTCCTGTTGCGATGTCGGTCTGCAGGTAGACGTAGCTCCAGGGCAGGTACTGGAAGCTCGACGGGAAGCCCGTCTGGTAGCGGCTGCGGACACGCCAGAGGCCGAAGCCGTGGAAAAGCAAATCGTCGGCCGTGGCGGACAGCAGCCAGGCCCGGCTGTGGAACGGGTCGGGGCGGAAGATCCACGACCACGGCGGCGTCGGATCCTCGCCCACCTGCACACCGGAGGCGTCGAACTGCACCCTGAACGTGCGCAGCGGCATGGTCGAGATGGCTCCGCAGATGAGGTCACGGGCACGGGCCACGGCCGGGATCGAGAGGGCCGTCTCCCGAGTGGTGCCCGCCCCGAAGACGATGGCGTCTAGCTCGGCCGTCGTCGTGGGCACGTTCATGCCGGGCGTCCACGTCTGGCCGCCGCCTGGGTGTGGGCCGACCTCGGCGTCGATTCGAGGAGGCGTTGCAACCGACGCCGAGATCTCGGCCTCTGACGGCCCTATGAGCAGGCGTGACAACCAGTTGGCCACACCGTCAGTGTCAGCGGTGGTTGATGCTGCAACAAGAGGTTGCGATCAGAGAGAGAAATCAGCCGAAGGCTATCGCAGCCTTCTTCTTACGACTCGGAACCGTGGCCAACGCCCACGCCCAGATCATGCAACGGCAGAGTTCGATCGGGCCGGGCGACTTGTTCGAGGCCACCGCCAGGGCGTTGTTCGAGTAGACGCCCACCGCCCGCTCGACGTGTTCGGCCAACAACGTCTCGCCGTTGTGATGCACTCGACGGTCGAGGATGGCGTTGCGCACCAGGCCGCACCATTCGCGGATCTCCAAGTAGCCGACCGTGCGGGAACGCCGGGCATAGCGCTCGGGCAGGTGGACTTCCAAGGGCGGAGCGATGGCCAGCGAGACGCTGGTGTCCTCCATGACCTCTGCGATGCGCTCCCACGCCTCCGGCTCGGTGTTGACAACAAAGGCCGTGGCCACCTGGCCGTCCGGCCCAGCACGGACCCCGACCCAGCGTTGGCCGTCCATCGAGACATCACAGGCCAGCCAGCCGCCCGAGGGCAGAGCTTCATCGAGCAGGCAGGCTTCCCAGGCCCCCGGAGGCAGCCAGCCCTTGGCCGCCGCCGTCCAGAGGTTGAGGCTGGAGCGCAGGAAGGCGTTGCGATCGTCGGCCCGAGCTTCTTCCCGGAGCGTGTCGAGCGTCAGCGTGGTGCCCAGGGCCGGGTTGGCCCACGTCCACGTCTCGGGATCGTCGGGATCGCTGCCCGGAGGCGGCGACCACTCAGCGAAGAACAGGCTCGTGGGCTGCCCGGCGTCGATGGCCCGGATGCCCGCCTCCCGCCATTGCATGAGGAGCGACGAGTCCTGATCACCGGCCGTCGAGAACATGGCCATCAGCGGGCTGCGCTTGGCCCGCTGGGCGGGCGCCAGGCCGATCTCCACGACATCGGGCGACA